TTTATTATGGGGGCGGCATACGCATTAACAACAAAAGAACAAGATGATTAAAAAAGTAAACATAGCGGAAATAAAACCGAATGACGAAAACCCAAGATTTATAACAGACGCTAAATTTAAAAAGCTGGTAAAATCAATTAAGGAGTTTCCTGAAATGCTTGAAACAAGGCCTTTAGTGGTTGATGAAAATATGATTGTTTTAGGCGGAAATATGCGACTCAAAGCGTTAAAATCGGCAGGGGTATTTGAAGTACCGATTAAACAAGTTATTGGCTGGACAAAACAACAAAAAGACGAGTTTATTATAAAAGATAATGTTGGTTATGGTCAATGGGATTGGGATATAATAGCTAATGATTGGGACGGTCAAAAGTTAAAAGATTGGGGAATGGATTTGCCCGAGTTTGATGTAGAGCCAGACTATTCAATATTAGATGACGTAGATTTGTCTGACCAGCTTGATGAAATGCAGTCTGGAGTTAAAAAAGCTATTCAAATACCTTTTGAAAATGAACATTATGAAGAAGCCTTTGAATTGGTTAAATATTTCAGAGAACAGGGTCATTATGTAGGTATGATTTTGATAGAAAGACTTAAGCAAATAAAAGATGAAATTGAATAAAAGTGAAATTAAAGGCATCGAGTTTTATTATAGAGAAGGTTTTTCAGATTTGAAAACATTTGATGAAGTCATAGGAAAAGATGTTTATCAAAAAAAAGATTTTAAAATAAATAAAGATGAGAAGTGGATGGATTGTGGAGGCAATGTTGGTGCTTTTGCTTTACTTGCTTTGAGTAAAGGTGCATCAGTGGATATTTATGAACCAGACCCTTTCAATTGTAAAATGATAGAAAAAAACCTAAAATTGAATAATTTTGATGCTAAAATATTTCAAAAGGCATTAGTACACGATGATACTAAAAACTGCTATTTATTTGTTGGTAATAATAATCAAGTTTGGAGAAATAGTATAGTTAAGAAATGGAATAATAAAGGCATAAAAATCGATTGTTTGAATTTTGATGAAGTACAGATTAATTACGATTGTTGCAAAATGGATATAGAAGGTGCTGAAATGTTAATTTTAGAAACCTATGAAACTAATTTCAAGAAGTTAGTTTATGAATGGAGTTTTGATATTGATAATAACATAGATAGGTTAAGAAAAGTTATTGAGAAGCAAAAGAAACAATATTCAAAAATTTATGGTATTGACAAAATAATTTCTTCTGGCGAATATCAATTTTGGCAAAAGAACTGGTTTCCTATGGCAAAAAATTTATATTTAAAAAAATGAAAAGAGTAGATTTACAACAAATTCAACATAATGTTAGCATTGGTGATGTTTGTGGCGATATTGAGCCTAATATCACAGAAGATTCAATTTTTTATTTTGATGGAGAGCCTATTGGTTTTTATATTGCCGATTTATCAAAAAATTATAAAAAAGCTGCTCAATTAGCTGATATAGCCGACAAAGAATTAAGGTCGAAAAGAGTACCTAAATCTGTAATGAAAAGGTCGTCTGGTTTTGGCGATGGAAACAAGGATAAAGAAGTATTGCAATATTCCACCATTATAGGGAGTATTCCGCCAAAACCTCATATGAGGCGACCTTATCCAACTATATCAAGCGTACACGATGTTAAAACGGCACAAACGTTTATTAAAGCTATGATGCTCCTTTGTCTGGAATCAGAAAAGATAATTAAAGAAATAACACCAGAACTTTATGAATTACAAAAAAAAACAATAGAAGAAAATATACCAAAAAAATGGAGGTTTGGTAATTTGTTTACAAGTTCAATTTCAAACTTTAATATACCAGCTGCATTTCACCGAGATGCTGCTAATTTAGTGAACTGTTCAAATGTTATTATTGCAAAGCGAAAAAATTCAACTGGGGGGCATACCACTGTACCAGATTATGGGGCTACTGTCAATAGCGCGGACAATTCTATGTTAGTTTATCCAGCTTGGAGAAATGTACACGGAGTAACACCAATAGTACCAATAATTGAAGGCGGATACAGAAATACTTTAGTTTTTTATCCCCTAAAAGCATTTAAGGGTTTATAAAAAAATGAAAGAATATTATAAAGATTTAATTTCTAAAACCAATAATCCCGTTTTTAAAAGCTATTATTTGAATATGTTGAATTATTTGGATAATGGTGAAAAAACTATTGTTGAAAATTTTAATTTCAAAATAGGTATAGATAGGGTTTATTCTGCGAAACTTGATAAATATTTTGATTCTATGTCAAAGGCTTCTAAATATGTCGGAAAAGGTCGCTCTTATGCTAGAAGATGTCTTATAGGCGAACTTGAAAATAAATATGAATTTACAATAGTTTAAAAACCTATAACGTTCTTTTTTTAAAAAAAAATATTAATCGGTCGGATTTGACGATAATATTTTCAAAGCAAATAACGCAGTTTGTATAGGTTCTGTGTTTTTTATTTAAAAAATTTTTTTGTTTTTAAAATTTATTTTATATTAGCACTATAATTAAAAACTAAAACAATGATAATTACACAAAACACAAGTTTAGCTTACAAAGAAGCAAAGGGATTAGCAAAATGTTTACAAGCCTATGCGCGATATTTTGCGTCAAAGGATATTATGGAAATAGGCTTTAACGAACAAACAGGGTATGTTTATATCGCTTTAGAATTTGATGCAATACAAATAGCATCAGCTTTTGGTCAAGAAGTAGAATATATTTATACTGATTTTGAAACAGGCGAAGAATTTTTTTATGATAGTTTAAAAGATTTAGAACGCGAACAGAATTGTACTTTAGATGTTTAAAATAAATGGTAAATAAACAGGGGGGGGTATAACTCCCCTTTTTTTATGTAATTTTGTAAAATGAGTCAACAAAAATCAACAGCTATAAAAAAGAAGGCAATGCTTGAGGCGTTAGAAAAAACTTTGGGCGTTGTAACTACTGCTGCCAAAATGGTTGGTATTGAAAGAACAACTCATTACCTTTGGTTAAGAGAAGATAAAGAATATAAAGACGCAGTAGAAGATGTCCAAAACGTGGTTTTAGATTTTGCTGAATCGGCTTTACATAAAATGGTAGAAAACCATCAACCAGCAGCGACTTTATTTTTATTAAAGACAAAAGGGAAAAATAGGGGTTATGTAGAACGCCAGGAAATTGTACACGATGGCAGACTTGAAACCGAAGTGGTTCAGTATAGAGTAAACAAAAAAGATGATAATTGACTGTAACGTACAGTTTGAGCAGTTACTAAATTCCAATAAGCGTTTCAGGATTCACCAGGGGGGGACCAGAAGTGGGAAAACCTACGCCATTTGTCAGTACATAACCTATCTATTGCGAACCTCAACCGAACCGCTTACAATATCCGTAATTCGTAAAACCCTACCAGCGTTAAAAGGTTCTGTTATGCGCGATTTAATTCAGATAATGGAAAAGATTGGAATGTATTACGTTGGCAATCATAACAAGGCGGAAAATACTTTTTATTATAAAAACCATTTGGTTGAGTTTTTAAGCGTTGACGAACCCCAAAAAATACGTGGTCGTAAGCGCAATATTGCTTTTTTAAATGAGGCAAACGAATTAACCCTTGAGGATTTTCGCCAAATAAATATGCGTTGTACTGATTTTTTAATATTAGACTTTAACCCCTCTGACCCTATTCATTGGATTTATAACGAAATTATACCACGTGAGGATTGCGACACTTGGATAACAACCTACAAGGATAATATGTTTTTGTCTGACGAACTTGTATTTGAAATTGAAAGAATGCGAGAACGCGACCCAGATTATTGGCGCGTTTATGGTGAAGGGCAAAGAGCGGTATTTTCAGCAAGGCAAATATTTAATAATTGGACTTTTATACCATACGCGGAATTTCCAGAATTTGATGACCCTGTTATTGGGCTTGACTTTGGTTTTTCTAATGACCCAACGGCGATTGTTTTAATGCAAAAAATAAATGATAAAATATATATTCACGAACTGCTTTACAAAACAGGAATGACAAACGGCGATATTGCCGAGTTTTTAAAGGCAGGGGGGTATGATAAATTCCTATTGTTCTATGATTCAGCCGAACCTAAATCTGGCGAAGAATTAAAACGACTTGGTTTATGGGTTAAAGGCGCAACAAAAGGACAGGGTTCTGT